GTGTCGCTCGCCCCGGGGACGCAGGGCAAATAACCCACCCACTGCTCACAGAGACAAATGGTCGGGCCTGCGCCACCACACCTACCCCATATTAGAATAAATATGCTGTTCACCTTGAAGGGACAGTAGAGGTTAGGAAGTGCGACCACGTAGTCCCTTATCCACGGGCTTAGGTTTAGAACCCATCGCCGGCTTTGTAATAGTTACGTTCATTTTCCTCTTAACCATAACAGGGACTTGGCCGAGCAGAATATTCCGAATCTTGACAAGACGAGGAGGAGCCCAAGAGACTTTAATCTCGAGAGCTTTCTTCCTATCATCGAGTACAAGAGGAGGAAGTGATTCAAACTCTGCCAGCAATCCGAGGAGGACACGTATAGCCTTAATAAGGGGTACGACCCCTCCTCGACCTTTAACATGGCCTTCACGGATTACCCGCCCCAAAGTAGTTATCCTGTCTATCACGCTCTTGAGCTCTTGCAGACGTAATGCTCTTTCATGAATCACTGTACCCTCAGGGTCTGTGAGCGCACTAGAGAGTATTAATAATACCTCGTGTATAGGCCTAAGCCTATGTTCATAAGAGTGCAGAACTTGCCTGAGCCCAGAAGTGAGACGTATCAGGTCCCTCGCCACCGACGATAGGACTCCATAGACTTTCCGAGGCTTGAGCTCCGGAAACTGACTTTCGTCAGCCTTAATTGCTGAAGCAATTGAGGATATAAAGGACATTCCCATGTCGAAGGGAGCGCCAGGTGCTATAAGGGCTAAAATCAGATTTGTTACCCTGCCGGGCCTACGACCAATAAGAGGGTTCGTCAAAGACGATCCGGACTTAAAGCCGTGGTCCCGAGCACGAATCGCATCCACTAGTCTTACGCGGGGGTTAAGGCCTCGGGCCTTCCTGACAACTTCCAAGAATGAAGGTATATTTACCAATCCTTGAAAGAATTCAGTCAGAGAAATGTGGGAAGTATTCACCCCTTTGTAATAGAACCTTTTCGCATACTCAAATGTACCATTTGTGCTAATCAGGCTCTTATGAAGACCTATGGGGATACCAAAGGTGTCCATAACATGGAGATACTTTTCGGCAACATGCTTACCTAGGATGACGACGTCATCACCTAGGACCGCATAGTGCGGATACCAAGCTTTCACTCCTGCCAAATGGGCTGCATATTGCACTATTGCATGATGCGTCAGTGCCATAGCTCCCCAAGAGGAATACGCTCCCATAGGCTGACCAACCTTGTACCAAAAGGGTTGGGGCCTCTTACCTTCTGCCGTGAGATGATACGGCATATCTGTAAGAATCCCCTTCCAACCTTTAGCAGCAAGGGCCCCTATCAAGGGTGTCAATACCTTGACCTGAAGGTCGACAGGCATCCTATCAGTTGCGGACTTTAGATCGTATGAATAAACGTGAACCTTCTTGTACCCAAGCGAGATTCGTCTCCTTATCTCTTCCCCAAGAATGTCTCCAGGCTTGGCCTGGTCGAATGTCCCATCCTCACGGATACTCCGGAGTATTTCAAACAACCTGGTATGCAATGGGTAAAGTAACTGTTGGACCCAGTAGTTGGCAATAGCCACAATCCTGGACTTACCAGCAGGTTCTTGTATTACATGTAAGCGTCCTCTCAACAGCGGGCTTAACAATCTCTTAGGAGCGTTTAGTGGTGGGACACGGCTTGCAATCATGCTTACCGTGAACCAGACTCTAAACTTGGCACTGCTGAGTGTTATCTCTTTAATACCAAGGCTAAAGTCCTTGATCGACTTCCACCAGGAAGTCCCCCTTTTATTCCACATAGTCACTGCGTCAATTTCACTACATTCAATGGAATTTGTTCTCTCATCGCCTTCCCCTGAAGAATTAGGTCCTGCGGACGTCATGCCCAGAAGGGCAGGAGCCTGAAGTGGTTTAGACCACCTAGCAGGGTCTCTAGGACTTAACCAACAGTAAAAGGATTTTGAGATGAACTCCTCCCACTTCTCATACTCACGATCAGGAACGGCTTTTCCAGGTGCCACAATGGAACCAAAACGAGGTTTTGTTTTCCAAGGTAAGACTCTGTGAAGAGTGAATAACCCAAGCCAAAGCCGGATTATCTCCCTATCACCACTTAAAATGGCTTTACGATGTTCAGGTGTTACGAGGAGAGGAACTCCCCGCTTGTTGCACCCTACGATCGACCCCAGTTCACGCACGTCCGTGACTGGACCTTCAGCAAGTAGTTGCTGAATCCGTATAGCACTCACCTTATAGTACCTAACCAGAGAGGGGAAGCCTCCACGCCATGAGAGGTAATGAGACGTAAAATGTTTCAAAGCCTTTAACATGGAAGAACTACGTGGCCCAGCCACTATTACAGCATACTTCGCAATAAGCTGCAATAGCGGCCCCCGAGTGTTTCCACTCAGGCTACCGATCCTTAATCTCTTCCCTAGTGACACAGCCCCCGTCTTGCTGTCCTTTTTAAGTTCAGCTAATCTATGAGACATTGGTTTCATTGGATGTAGGTGGGTCTGCCACAAGTGGGGGGGGGAATAAAGGAGTTCTGTTTCTAGAACGAAGGAATGAGGAGACCCAATCTCGTCCCAAGTTCGAAAAGGCAGGGCGAATCGGAGATGGTTGCTGCGCTTCAGGTCCACCTTTTGACAGCCCTAGTGTAACACGGATACACCTGTAATATGTCAATAAGACATTGCCTTCTGAAGAGTTTGGAGAGAGGACCTTTCTACTCGTGCGTCTGTGCAGTTTGGTGTACCCTATCCAGGGCCCTCCAGCGCACACGAGCTCGACGCAGACGTGCTACGCCTCTTTCTAAGTTCAAGGCAGCAGGTTTAGTGGGTACCATAATGTTCCATGAAAAGAGACTCCTCTCATATTACATCATTTTACTCTCCCATGTGGAGTGCCTTCAAGAGTG